CATCTCTGTACCTGAGTGGGGCGGCGAGGTCTGCATTCGTGCCATGAGTGTGGGAGAACGTGACCGCTACGAGAACGAGTTCATCAGGAACAAAGACAAAGGCGTCGAGAACTTCCGAACGAAGTTTCTCGCTGCCTGCCTCTGCGATGAAGACGGCAAGCGATTGTTCACCGAGGCGGACATTCCAGAACTATCGAAGAAGTCGATCAAGGTGATGAATCGCGTCTGGCATGAGGCGATGAGTCACAACGCACTGACGAATGACGATGTGGAGGAGATAGCAAAAAACTAAACGCCCGACCAACTCTTCGTTTCGCGATGAAGTTGGCGGGCCACTTGAAGATGACGCTTCGTGAACTATGCGAGCGCATGGACAGTCGAGAGTTCTCGTATTGGCTTGCGTTTCATCGGTTCTACGAACCACTGCCTGAGCCGTGGTACGAAGCAGGTATTGTTGCCTCGGCTGCGATTGCTCCGTATTGCAGCCGAGGCCGCACACCGAAACCGAGCGAGTTTGTCCCCGTCGAGAAACCTGCTCAACACGAGACGCAGATTGAAGAACAGTTGAGACTTCTGAAGGAAGCACTCGAAGGCGAGTAAGGTTGACCGATGGCGAATGTCCTCTCACTGGCGATGAAACTGACCGCCAGTGCGGCGGGCATGAAGTCGGGCATCTCTGAGTCCGAGAAGTTGCTGAAGGGGCTCAGTCGTACTGCGGAGTCTGCCGGCAAAGGCTTCGAGGCTTTCCGGGACTCGACCGGCTCCATCCCTGAAGTCATGCAGGGGTTGGCGACCGACCTCCAGTTGCTCTCGTCTGCGTTTCGCGAGGGGCTCATCGGTGCGGATGAGTTCAAGGCACAGTTCAACGAGATAACCTCCGAAGCCCGCGAGATGACGCAGGCTTTCAAGGAGGGGGCGGCGATCACCGAGAAGGTGAAGACCGACGAGGAGCGACGAGCCGAGACGCTCAGTCGCTTGCAGAAGTTGCTCGAAGTCGGTGCGATCTCTCAAGAGACTTTCGCACGAGCAGCCGCCGAAGCCGATGGTTCGAACCAACGTGCGGCTGAGGCTGAGTCGAAGCGTGCAAGGGCTCTGCAAGATGCCGCCAGAATTATTCAAGCGAACCTGACTCCGCAGGAGCGGTACGACAAAGAACTGCTCGAACTCAAGGCTCATCTCGATGAGGGCCGCCTGTCGCAGGAGCAGTACAACAGAGCCGTCGCGGCGGCGAAGTCTTCTTTCGACAAGGCGTCGTCGAGTGCCGATGCCCTCGACGGAATTGCAGACGGAGCAGACGAGGCTGGCCTGAAGTTCAACGAACTCACGGGGGTGTTCGCAGCACTCCCCGGCCCGATTGGCTCTGTCGCTGGCCGCATCTCTGGGCTTGCGTCGGCAGGTGAGGGGCTCGGCAAGTTGTTCTCTGGTGGCATCTCGAGTGCAATCTCGAACGTGGGCAGCCAACTCGCGGGGCTCGCCAATCCGGCAACGCTTGCGGTCGCTGGTTTCGCTGCCGCATCAGCCGCAGTCACGGCACTTGCTCGTGGGCTTGTTGATCTTGAGAACCGAGTCGAGAAGTCTTCAATCGAAGCAAAGAAACTCGGGACGTCGTTCCAGTTCATGCAGGAACTCGAACTCGCTGCAAACAGAACTGGCGAGAGCATCGACACGCTTCGTGTTGGTTTCACTGCACTATTGAGAAACATCGACGCCGCCAAGAATGGAAACAAGCAGACCGCGAAGGCGTTTGCTGATCTTGGAATCACGATGGAGGACTTGCAGAGCAAGACGCCCGAGGAGATTTTCAAACTCGTCGGGCAATCACTGAACACGATCGAAGACCCTGCCCTGAGAACTGCGGCTGCACTGAAGACGGTCGGCGAGAATGGTGGACGACTTCAACCTGCCTTCCGTGCTCTTGCTGAGGCGCAAGAAGACCTCGTCAGATTCAACGCACAACTCGATGAGTTTCAGGTCGCGAACATTCTTGACATGGGCAACGCCTTCGACGACTTGGGAACTGCGGTTCAAGGTCTCGGCCAGTCGATACTTGCTCCGTTCGCAGGGATGTTCGAGGCCGTCTCTGCTGGCCTTGCTCAAGCATTTGCGACCATCAGCAGAAACGCCGGCGTGCTTCTCGATGCGTTTTCTCCGTTATTCACTGCTGTCGGGATCATCACGGAGTCGTTCCTTACAATGCTGTCGGTTATCGGCAACGTGATCGGGGCAGTCTTCGAGCCGTTCGGTTCCTATGGTGCTAGCGTCAACGAAGTCCTGATGGCGATGGGTGACGCCATGCGTGCTGTGGGGAAATTCATCAACGACACCATCACTTACTTCCGAGAACTTATCGCTTCGTTCTTCGACTTCCGTGGTGCTGGCGAGGCCGTCTCTGAAGTCTTTTCTGCGATCGGTGACGTGTTCGGTCGCATCATCGCAATCGTTCAACAAGTGGCTGAGAACATTGGGTCGTTCATTGGCGAGATCGTTAGTCGTTTTGTCGCCTTCGCTGAATCACACCCCATCGTGACTCAGGCGGTCGAGGCAATCGGTGCGGCCTTCTCTGCGGTTGTCGACATCATCGTGGGCTTCGGGTCTGCGTTCCTGAAAGCAGCCGATCAGGTTCTCAAGTGGATCGAGTGGTTCGTCGGTGTCGAGGACGACATACCAGCGGTCGAGGTTGAGTTCAACGCAAACGCTGACGGACTAAACGAAGCATCGCTAGCCGCGACACAGTTCTACGACGAGATCACCGAGGCGTCGAAGGCTGCCGCAGAACTGGGGCAGGAAGGATTCGATGCAGCGGTTCGCTATCAAGCGGTGCTTGAGGAGATCGCACAACTTCAAGCCGAGGGCGAACTGACTCAGGAGGAAGCAGCGAGGGCAGCGAAGCAGGCGACTGAGGAGTACGAGCGGCAGAACGAAGTCATTCGCCAGAAACAAGAGGCCGAGAAGAAGGCAGCCGAGGAAGCACAGAAGGCAGCCGAGAAGCAGATGCAGGCTGACCGTGGCCGCATCGAAAGGCTGAGAGAGCAGCAGCGTATTGAGCGGGAGTTCGGTGGCAGCCAAGAGCGTTTTCAAGCGAACGAGGACGTCATCGCAATCGACCGCGAGCGAGCAAGGATCGAGAAGGAGATCGCCGACGCCCGAAAAGCCGGCGACACTTCTCAGGTCAACACACTCACTGCTGAACTGGCACAACTTGACCAACTGCGGCAGCAACAGCAGGACATCGCCAGCGGAGCCAAGGGGGTTCGTGACGCCATCACGGAGATCACGGCGGCTGCGAATGAAGCGATCATCGACGCTGCGGCTATCGGCCCCGAGGCTGCGTCTGCGATTGCTGACTTCCAAACAGTCATCGAAGACCTCGAAGAAGACTTGCAAATCGGACTGATCTCCGAGGAGGAGTTCAGGAAGGCGAGCGAGCGAGCGAGGAAGATATTCGACGAGGAAGTGAAGCACGCCGAGCAGGTAGCAAACCTGCGAGAGAAGTTGGCGACGGCTCAGGCTGACATTGACCGCGAGCGTCTTGAGAGTCTCTCGGAGAAACGTCAGGAGCCACTCAAGGTTGCGGACGTGCGAACGCAGGAGGGTGCCGCCGCACTGATAGCCACCGCAGTCGGTCGAGAAGACCCAGCGATCGCCGAGTATCGAAAGCAACTAACGAAACTCGATGAGATCAAACGAGAGATCGCACGGCAGGGTGGCAGCACTGTAGTGGAGATCGTATAGAAATGGCCGTACTTTCCAATCGTGAAGTCGTACCGCGAACCTTCAGTCACAAGTTCGGCGAGTCTCCGACTGCAAGCCGAAAGTTCGTTTGCACGCTTGATGGTGAGACGAGCACGCAGGCGATATTGAACGCCATCGGTATCGTGTTCGGTTCGTCGCACCCAGAGTACTCGTATCTGCGGTGCGGCTCGGGGCAAGTCACCGAGACAGACCCGTACCATGCTGAGGTAACGTACGAGTACGAACTCCCGAGCCAACCCTCGGATGACTACGACACGAGCCCGCTCTCCCGTGCTGATGTCTGGAGTTTTACGACTGGCGGCATCGTGGTTCCGACGATGCAGCACTACGACGGAACCGACTGGCAGCCTCTTGTGAATACGGCAGGTGAGTTGTTTGAAGGCGTCACCACGGTCGAGGGCGAAGTAAAAGCCCAAATCTCAGGGAACAGGGCAGAGTTCCCCACGGCCCTTGCGCTTGCAGCGACGAACCGTGTGAACGACGGATCGTATGCTGGTGGTGGGCCGGGGACGTGGCTCTGCACTGGCATTAGCGGGCAGCAGCAAGTCGAGGTCGTAAATGGCTCCGAGTTTTCGTACTGGGCTGTAACCGTAACGCTGTCCTACCGTGAGTCGAAGCACGGGGTCTGGCTGCCGAATGTGGGATACAACCAACTCGTCGACGGCGAACTAAAACCCTGCACGGTTGAATACCTCGGCGATCAGATACCAGCATCGGCCCCGATGCCGCTTGA